CCAGCCCCCGACCCGACCTCAATTATCCCGACCCGACTTAGACCCCGACCCCGACCTGGACCCCGACGCGGCCGGCACCGGCTCCCGACCCGACTGAAAGCAATCTCGAACATCCCGACCACGAGCTCTGATTCATTGTCCCCCGACCACAATGGCTTGACCCCCGACCCTGACCCAAGGTCCACGCCCCGAAGTCCCGACTTCACCAACTCCCGACCATGAAGCCCGTCAAACAAATATAGGTGGGGGGAAGAGAGGGGGTGTACTAAGAAGAAACTTACACCTCCCGACATGCAATATGCATAATTCCAAGCAATTTGATGGGAGGAGATATTTATTGCGTTAGTTTTCGTAATTTTAAGTTCTAACCAAAAAGGAGCACCTTCCGCACACATATGAACGTCTGGGACGCCGCCCCCATAACGGTTTTCAATCCGTGTGGTGTTCCAATGCGGGGGTATTTTCGATTTTATCCTGTTCCACAGAAGAGTCTCTGATTTTTGTGTCACTCATCACCTCATATTCCGCTTCCACAAAAGCATGTGGATGGGACTTTCTCAATTCTTGCAATCTCGATTCTATCTCTGGCCGGCTCATATTTTCGATAGCATGGAAATGATTTGTCTCACGCCTATCAGTAGTCAAGCCGCCCAAAGCAGATCTAGTTTTCTCCGCATTTATGGCCGCAGAGAATTGTCCAGCTTCTTCCGCACTCATGGAAAGTTCACGAAACCGTTTCAGTTGTCCCATAAGCGTAACGCCGTATCTGCGTTCACGATCTTCTCTTAATTCAGTTATGTATTCGGAGACGTGTGGGAAAGTGCTGGCATCTAAAAGTTTGTGCGCCTGGATTCGAGCATTGCCATCTTTGTCGGCGTAGCCGGCCAAACGAGCGCATTCCGCATTTGAGCGAGTTCCATCCACAAAATTCTGGGCGAACTCACGCTGCCGGTTGGTTAATTTCCGTCCATGGGATTCTTCAATCTCTTTGGCCTTAGTCTCGAGGCGTTTTTTCATATTCCATACTTCTCTTATCTGCCCGTTACCTTTTACTATATACCAGCGATTTCAAAAAAATAAAAATAAAAACCATTTCTGAAATCCACCAACGGTTAGAAAAGTGTAACGATAGTGCTGTTTTTGTAACGAACTGTAACGAGTAGTGTAACGAGTGATATGTATGTATTTCAGTACGTTAATCCCTGTTTCACGGTCCTAGTTACACTTTTACACTTTTTTTCGTCTAAAATTTGTTTTTCAAAACCTTTTTTTCAAATCAGCCCTATACATGGGACGGCGGCAATTTGACAGTGGTCCATGTAACATGCTAATTTACCCATCGTTTTGTTGTTCACTTAGAAAGGAAGAAAGTCATGGAGAGAATTACCAGGTTTGACAAGCCCGCTTTGGGACTCCTTCGCCCTGAGATTGACAAGTCTCTTGCAGAACTGGGCGAGAGGTTCGGCATCACTTTGAAGATTGGCAACATCCGTTATGATGATGACACATTCACGAGCAAGATAGAAGCGTCGGTGGTTGGTGCTGATTTGAAGGCGAATGATTGGTCCAGATATTTCTGGCGGTTTGGCATGGAAAAGGATTGGCTTGGTCGGACGATTGAGTATTGTGGTCATGATTACAAGATTGTTGGTCTGAAACCCCGCGCTCGCAAGAACCAGATTCTGATTGAGCGGGAAGGTAGAACCTATCGGATAGACGCTGCCCTGATTCGCTTGAAGATGGGTGCTGAGAAAGAGGTGGCGTGATGAGGAACCAAGTCATCTCCTTATACGACCTCACGGGCGAAGCACTTCGCCCGTGGGCAGAGGCTGGATATGAGTGTTTCGCTTACGACATTCAGCATGATGGCAAGCGGACTGAAGATGGCATCACCTACGTTCATGCCGATCTTTATGATTACGCCACGCTTCTGGCTTTGATTGCCACTCACACCGACAAGGCATGTTTCATGTCGGCGTTTCCGCCTTGCACCGACCTTGCGGTCAGTGGTGCCATGTGGTGGAAGAAGAAGGCGATAGCCAATCCTGACTTCCAGACTGAGGCGGCTGGCCATGTCCAGAAATGTCATTGGGTAGGCACCGCTCTGGATTGTCCCTTCTACATTGAAAATCCGATTGGTGCCTTGGCGCGGTTATGGCGCAAGTCTGATTACAAATTTGATCCATGTGACTTTGGCGGGTACTTACCAGAGGATGATGTGCATCCGCGCTGGCCAGATATCATTCCGCCAAGGGATGCGTATCGGAAGCGGACCTGTCTGTGGACGGGGGGCAAATTCAAGATGCCTTCTTCTGATGAGGTAGTTCCTGAGACAGTGGTCTATGAGCGGAAAGACCCCACCAAGAGCGGGAACTTCTCGCCTGTCCATGGCAAGACGGGGGGCAAGTCTCTCAAGACGAAGAACATCCGCAGTGCAACGCCGCGAGGCTTTGCCAAGGCGGTATTTTTGGCGAACGCCAGACACACTTGGGTTGCGACGAAAGAGTCCGTATTGGAAGGATTAACCTCATGAGCAGAGAATATGCTGAACAGTTGGAAGCTCACATGGACGAAGGCGGCACCTATACCGCCGCCAACGTCCGCGACCTGATCCAGATGGTCATTTGTCCGGTTTGCAAGGGCAATGGCTATGTCCGAAAGGTCGATGGCATTGAACAATGTTCCGTATGTGACAGCAAAGGAGAACTGGATGTGGCCGTTTAGAAAGCCTCCGACAGTTGATGAAACGGAGAATCAGGTAGAAACTCCAATTCTCCAAAACAGGAAAGAAATCTTCTGCCCCCATTGTGGGGAGCTTGTATCAAAACAGAATGAAACTCACGACTCTTGATTTGTTTGCGGGGATCGGTGGCTTTGCGCGGGGGCTCGAAGCCACCGATTTCTTTGAGACGAGTTGTTTCGTGGAGAATGAACCGTATTGCCAGGCGGTGCTTCGGCACCACTGGCCCGAAGTCCCGATACTAGGAGATATAAGAGATGTCAAAGGATCCGACCTCCCGACCCGACCCGATGTTATTTGCGGCGGATTCCCTTGTCAGCCATTCTCCCATGCGGGAAAGCAGCTTGCCCAGGCCGACCCCCGACATCTCTGGCCGGAAATGTTTAGACTTATCAGGGAATGCCGGCCCACTTGGGTTATTGGAGAAAATGTTACTGGGCTCGTGCGATTGGGCCTGGACGAAGTACTCTCTTCACTGGCAGCCGAAGGCTACGCCACAAGGACGTTTAATATTCCAGCTTGCGCGGTTGGCGCCCCGCACATTCGACAAAGACTCTGGGTTGTTGCACACTCCGACAGCGAAAGCGAACCAGACAAGCCCTTCGATGGTGGAGCGGGGTCAGGGCAACTGGGTTTCCAATTTGGGAGGAGCGAAGCCTCATCACATGGTTCCGACGCCGACGAGTCAGGATCATATCGAGCGGGAGAACACGAACAAGACGCCAAGCACGGGCAAGCTCAATTACGAGACAAACAAGTCTGTGAGCCTGGACAGGTGGGTCAAGATGTGGCCGACGCCGCGAGTATCGATGGCCAACGGTCCATCGGCCAAGGAGGTTGCACAAGGGAATCCGAAGCGGCGTTTGGAGACGGAGGTGGAGTTGTGGCCGACACCGCGGGCAACGGACGGAGACAAGGGAACGAGAACAGCGGAGGGTGCGGCGAGGGAAGTGGAGAGGAACAAGGGACCAGACTTAGGGGCGGTGGTGAAGTTGTGGCCAACCCCCAGAGCATCATCACGGCTGGCTTATCACGAGAATCCAACCAAGAGCCAGATCGCGGGAACACACGGCTGGAACCTAAACGCCGCAGTAACGGACAGTCTGGACGAGAATCCGAATCGACTTTGGCCGGCACCAAGCGTCCAGGAACCGGGGTGGAAGAATCTAGAGATAGTGGACAGGGACGGGAATCCGCCGACACACGCCAATTCGAAGTCTGGTGGGAAGTTGAACCCCCAGTGGGTCGCGTGGTTGATGGGCTACCCAACCGAGTATCTCAACTCCGTGCCTTGGGAAACTCCATCGTCCCGCAGATCGCCCGGAAAATCGGGGAAGCGATAAAGGAGACTTATAATGCTGACCGAAAAGATAGCTAAGTTAATAGAAGTGTCCCGGAAGGCGAAAGATCCAGACTTCAAACGTATCTGGAAGAATAAAATCAGGAAATTAACCAAGAAATTGGAGAAGGTATAATGCTTTGGAGCCCAGACGAGGAAAAGAAACTGTTGAAAATGTGGGATCAAAGAATCACAGTGGAGAATATCGCGGCGGTCCTGAATCGCCCCCCCACGACTGTGCGGGGGAAGGTCAAACGGCTTGGACTTCCAAGCCGCCGCAGTTCTCCGGTGTCCACTCGCCCAGAGCCTCCCAAAGTTCTCCGAAAATGTCTTAAATGCAGAAAAGAATTCATGGCCGAAAAGCACTACTTCATTTGCAAAGAATGCAAATCGACTACTGAATGGAGAAGCCAGGGGGGGTCCTTTCTATGAAGCCTTGTCTATTGGCAGCGATATTCCTCATTGGATTTATGGATGCGGCCCAGGGCAGTGAACAGAAATGTCTGGCTGAAGCCATATACTTCGAGGCCCGCGATCAGGGACCAGTTGGTATGCTGGCCGTAGGCATTGTGGTTCAGAATCGGGTAGACCATCCGAAGTACCCTGATACCGTCTGCAAGGTGGTGAAGCAGGGGAGATACTGGGGAGGCAATCCTGTCAGGGACAAATGCCAGTTCAGTTACTGGTGCGATGGCCGGCCAGAAAGACCCGCCGAAAAAGAAGCGTGGGGAGAGGCAAAATCCATAGCCGCCCTGTTACTGTTTACAAAAGTAGATATTATTGGCTTGGAGCAGGCCACGCATTATCATGCAACATGGGTAACACCAAGATGGTCCAAGTTCCTTGAACCGTGTACCCGGATTGGCCAGCACATATTCTATGCGGAGCCTTAAATGAGAATAAAAATGCCTGACAGGAGACCCTCCATAACCAGAGTTCTGGAGATGATGTCAGACCGTTATTACATAAGTGTCGGTATTGATCCGAGAGATGGGCAACCAAGAGAGGTTTTTATTAAGGGATCGAAGACAGGAAGCGATATGGATTTTCTTCTGGACGATGCTTCCCTGATTTTGTCCCTGGCTTTACAACATGGGCTTTCCCTGGATCAATTAATGCATAGTTTGAACACAGGGAGAACGGAAGCTGGCAAATCTGTGCTGGCCTCTGCAATCAAAATAATAAATGAAGAAATGTCTAACCTTAAAGAAAGTTTATCGTGAAAGAACTCTCAAAAAAGAACGGAACTGTTCTCATCGCTTGGTGCTCAAACCTATGGTTTGCCAGCCTTCGCCTGTGGCAGCAACGCAACTTTGACCATTGGGATATGACATCAGGATGGTAAAGCTGCCCGTGCCGGAAACAAAAAGTTCGATCACTCTGCCGCCAGTATCCACGCCCAGTGCTACCTGCTTTTCTTGGAATTTTTCTGCCAGTTTACTGACGATTCCAGACCTTGTAGCACAAGCCATTTGCGCTGCTGCGATAGAAATCATGAAGCAGAAACTTAAAGCAATAAGGCCCACAAACTTCATGACTTATTCTTTGACTTAATTGCATCTAAGTCATACCCCATAGCACACAACAGGCTTTCGACCTTGTAAATCGAAGGCTCGAGAATCTTACCGCGTTCATAATTTTCAATAGTACTGGTGCCAACTCCAGACAACGTAGAGAGTTCAGTACGTGTCAGTCCTGACTCTCTACGGATGGCCAATAATATTACAGACCAGTGCTCTTGCTGGTCCCGCATAGTCCCTCAGTGTTGGGACTGATCATCAGTATCCCAATCTTCCAGTATGGAGTAGTAGTTAATTTCTTCGTCACCCGACATGATTCCTATAGTCGCAGTCATTAGCCGTGATAATAGATACACGACACGAGGAAGACCTAATTCCTCGGCACTAGTTTCTATCGCAATTCGAAACAAAACGATAGTTTTTGATGCCGGCGTCAGAGAGAGTTGTTCGTTGGTTCTGTCCGTTAATTCTCGGTAGAACGTATCCATCTTCTCTGTCATGCGCGTGAACTTTCGCCATAAGTAAGACGAAGTTCAGCGTCTGTCGGTGCATTCTGTGCTACTTCCACCCAGAAAGCAATTTGTTGCGCGGGAGATCGCTGATTACCCTCCGCCAACCTTAAAAGTTTCTCCCAAGCTGGGAGAGGAACTGCAACGCTTTTGTATCTCTTAACGTCAGGCATTTGTGTTCTCCTCAAGTTTAAATAATTCCGGGTAATAGTGGCTTGTCGTAATTCGTAAACGTGTTCCAGGCATAGACAGGAGTTCTACGGGCGTGGCTACTTGGTTTCCTCATAGAAACATATTTGCCCGTGTTTATAATTATCCCTCTTTTAACGGCTTTCATAATGAGGGCTCCCCACGCATTAGGGTGGTGCGGGTTACCTATTTTTTTCGCTATCCGCAAACGCAGATCTTCCCCTGTGAAGGTGGACAAATCGTTCTCTGAACGAAGATCAAGCAAAGCCTTGTATGCGGTATCCGACCACGGCTTTGCATTTTGATAGACTATTAACAGACCCTCGTCCCGGAGTTCTTTTGCGATATCTTCCTCAAATAAATCGGTTATCATCTCAACCACTCCTTCAGTTCTTCGCCCATAACCACACTGGCGATATCCATCTTGTTCCGCAGGGCCTTGACGATCTTCTCGTCAATGGTCCCCTCTGAAATAAGATCAATATAGGTAACGTGATCCGTTTGACCGATGCGGTGTGCTCGGTCTTCCGATTGCATACGGACAGCCAGATCAAAACTGTTCGCAAAGTAGATAACGGTAGTGGCCGCAGTGAGCGTGATCCCGTAACCGCCTGTCTGCGGGTTCCCTACAAAGAAACGGGTCTTTCCATTTTGGAATTGTTCGATGGCGCTGCTGCGCTCTTCATCGGTTGTATCTCCAAAGTAAGAAACCGTGGACCCTGGTCCGTGAGCCTTGGTCAGGGCTTCCGTGATTCGTTTCACATCGTATCTGAATCGTGACCAGATTATGGCCTTACCATCTACCTCTTCCAGACAGTCCATCAACTCATTAATTCTATTGTCGTTTACCTCGATAACATCGCCGCCATCCGATTTCACATGACCAGACAACACCTGCTGCATTCTCAAAAGCTGGGTCATCACGTTGGGCGCCGTCATGAATTTGTCATCATCTATATGCGCGAGGGCGTATTCCTTTAATTCCGTGTAGATGCGCTTCTGGTCGTCTGTTAAGGAGACATTGCGTTGTGTGTAAATCTTTGCGGGTAGATCCAGGCATTCATCTTTCGTAATTCGGCTGGAGAATTTTTTCAGGATTAAACCAAGCTGTTCCAGATTACGATAGCCAACAACGCGGTTAAACGAGTGGGACCCAACATGCTGCTTTCTCATCACAGCGTAGCGATACTGGAACTGGAAGAAGTTGTCACCGCAATCGCCCAGCAGTTCCTTGTCCAGGAAGCGGCATTGCGCCCAAAGATCCATCGGACTTTGGGTTATTGGGAAGCCCGTCAGAATCCGCCGATAGTGGGCTAACGGTGCCAGTTTAATCAAAGCTTTGGTTCGGCCGGCCTTGGGTGACTTAATCGCCGTGGACTCGTCCACAGCTAATAGCGCCTTGGAAGCCTCTAACAGAGTTGTGAGGTACTTTCTTCCCTTGGGAGTGGACAGTGCTTCGACATTCATCACAAGAATTCTAAGGCGGTCTGACGGTTCCAACAGATTTCTTAAAAGTTCTTTTTCCGATTTGTTGGCTCCAGCTTTCCAAACAGCAATGGTTCTTTCAATTCGGGTAGGCATGTGGGCTGGAAGCTCAAGATTCACCCAGTTGCGATAAACCCCTTTGGGCGCCACGATTACGAAGGTGTCGATCTTGTTCATCTCGAACAGGATGGCGACGTTGTCGATACAGACCTTGGACTTACCCGTACCCATTTCCATCAGGTAAGCCCAATTGGTCATAGCCCAGGATTCCCGTAGCACATCATGCTGATGCTGGTAGGGCTTTGTTTCATATTCGTACATTATTATCTGGCTCGCTCAAGATCTGTGATTCTATCCGGTAACATGGCTCGCTCATCCAACTTGGTTCTATCCGCATGATTGGCTCGCTCCAACTGTATGGTTCTCTCGGTCCCGGTGGCTCGCTCAAGCAATGTGATTCTATCTCCGCGTGTGGCTCGCTCACCCAATTTGGTTCTACATCCGCATGATTGGCTCGCTCGTGCGATGTGGTTCTATCCGCCTTAGTGGCTCGCTCGCCTGTTATGGTTCTCTCGAAGAGGTTGGCTGCACTCTTTATTGATAACTAAAACGGCGGTTCCAGTTTATGGAGATGCCCCGCATGGACCATAACGTAGGGTGCGGGTGGGGCTACCCCATAATGTTCCTTGTGCCAGATTTCATGCAAATGCGACAGGAACATCTTGACTGCGTACCGCTTGGCCCTGGCATGAATATGGGCAGGTGGTAACTTACCGCCAGCGTATGCTTTGTGGGCATCGGTGGTTTTACTGATCTTGAATTTCTCTAGCTTGGCCTTTGCTTGATCGGCGAAATCGCCAGCCTCGTTCTTGGCGATCTCTGCATCTTTGCGCTCTTTATAGCGTTTACCGTAAAACGCATCCTCGTGATTGCTGACCTTGACGAAACTCTCGCCCAGTTTCCAACACAAGGTTTTGAGTGATGCATTGAACGGACGCTTCTGCCCCTTCTTCCATTCCAAGTCTGGATTGAGGCCAGCAAAGCGCCAAATTGCGCCGGCAGTGGGAGCCCTCGTAATGTCGATGTGGGCGAGTAGACCAGCCGCAATCACTGGTCCGACGCCACGGACGGTTCGCATTCGCGCACCAACCGAGTGTGCCGCACTGTAAACGTCCAACGCTGCGTGGACACTTTTTTCCAAGAGTGTTGATTGAGTGGCGAGCCAACCCAAAACATCGTGCGGCTCCGTATCCATTTGTCTGACTTGGTTGTTCGCTCGAATCCTGTCAGCTTGCATGGTGTAATATGCATCGACTAAGAATCTAGCTTCATCGTTCGTCAGCGTAGCGGATGCCACGCGGAGATCCCGGCTTAACTTCTCAACTGAGCTGCGAAGTTCTGTTTCCATCGTAATCCCCTTTATTCTCTGTGATCATCGCTATACATGGTATAATAACATACAATTTACCAATTGACCAAGCATATTTTCTGTGCTAGAAAGGGAATGTAGAAAGTGAGAACGCAATATGGCTGTTTTCGTTACCCAGGAAAATCCCCGTGTCGATATCGTATCGGCTCTCAAGTGGGGGGATCTTGAATCCCTTGCCTCACCGTTTGATCAGGTTCATCTGAACCCAGGCAGAATTGTGGCGAACTTCCGCCGCAAGCTTCGGAACTTTGGTGACGATGATTGGCTTTTGGCAATGGGAGACCCAGCCATCATAGGCATTGCATTCGCAATCGCTGCATCCGTAAACCATGACCGCGTGAACTTATTGAAGTGGGACAAGATTGAAAAATCTTACTACCCAGTGAAGGTAAATCTGCGTGGTGGTGGCATTGAGAACTTAAACCCTGACGAGGAGAAACGTATATGAATGGTCCACCAACAGTAGATGTTTGGGACGCTATCGAAGCAGATGCTTCTGCTTTTAAAAACCTTACGACAGAGGGCGGTGGTGAATTAAGTGACTTGATCCAAATCGCGTCTGATATCCGTAAGCAACTCTCAAAGGCCGAGGAAGCAATTAAATCCTTGAAAGAGAGTCGTGACCGATACCTGTACGATCTCATCCCAGCGAAGATGGCGGAGATGGGAATGGACAAGGTAGAGGTTGATGGGAACAAGGTATCGTTACGTACCTTTGTTGGCGGAACGATGCCAAAGGATCCCATTGCGAGGGAGAATGCTTTAGCGCATTTGCGGGAGATTGGAGCGGGTGATTTTATTCAGAATGTACTTAGTGTGTCATTCGGAGTCACTCAGGACAATTCCGCGAAGGCGCTACAAGCTGACCTTGAGGATAAAGGTTTTGATCCAGAAGCAAAAACTTGGGTGCATCCCATGGTGCTCAAGAAGTTGATTCGTGAACGAGTGGAAGCGAACCAGGAAATAGATCTAGACATATTTAACGCGCACGTTGGAACAATAGCCAAGATAGAAGGAGCATGAACCATGGCTAAAAGAAATGGAAACGGAAAACTACCAGCAGAACTAACCGCCGCATTTGAATCAGATGTGGGGTTGGGATTAGAAGAAGTAACCAGTTCGGATATGCAGATACCGTTTCTGCGTATCATTCAAGCACTCAGCCCACAGGTAAAGAAGAGTGATCCAGCGTTTATTGCAGGGACCTCTCAGGGCGATATCTTCAACACCGTGACAAACAAGATCTGGGACGCAGATGAAGGCGTTTCGGTTTTGCCTGTGCATTTTGTTCAGAAGATGTTGGAGTTTGTTCCGAGGTCAGCTGGCGGTGGTTTTGTGAGCGAGTTGTCTGCCGACAGTGATGATGTCCGTAGAGCAGTTCGCGATAAGGACATCGGTATGGAAGTATTGCCAAACGGCAATGAGTTAGTGAGGACTGCGCAGCACTACGTCAAAATCGTGCATGAGGATGGATCGTTGGAAAGCGCGATTGTGGATATGAAAAAGACACAACTGAAAGTGTCGCGTAAGTGGATAACGCTGATAGCCATGCAGAAGCATAAGGGCTCTACGCTTCCCTCATTTGCCAACATGTATACCTTGAAATCCATTGAAGACGGGAATGACAAGGGGAGTTGGTATTCCTGGTCCATTAGCATAGGTGAACGAGTTGCCAGCCTAGAGGCTTATAAGGAGTGCAAAGAACTTCATGGCAGCATTCGGAGGGGGGAATTGCAGATTGCTCCCCCCTCCTCTGAATTGGTGCTTGAAGATCAGTCCTCTGACGAAGTGCCGTTCTAGGAAGGACTGCGGCCCCCTCGTCTGCACGCGAGGGGGCCATTTTCCATATGGAGAACTTGGCAGAGATATTTCTTCAATTATTTGAAGGCTACGGTAAGGCCCACGGACAAACAGCCGTTCTGGATCGTGCCAGGAATGGCAAGACTCAGGCGAAATATCAGATTGTCCATGAGCCGTTGACCGTTGAGCTCGTTCAAAACCACTTGGACGGGAAACTTGGTGTTGGGTCGATACCAATTGACGAGACAAGCCGGTGCAGTTTTGGCGCATTGGACATCGATGATTACAACTTGGACCTCACCGCTCTTCTAGCGAAGGTCAAGAGATTCAAACTTCCACTGATTATGTGCCGCTCAAAGTCAGGTGGCGCTCATCTGTTCCTGTTCTTATCGGAGAAGGTAGCCGCTGCCGAAGTGCGCGACAGATTGGCGGAATTCGCTTCCGTTCTAGGCTGGGGTAACTGCGAGATATTTCCTAAACAGGAAGAGGTTCGAGCAGACCGGGGAGATGTCGGGAACTTTATAAATCTTCCCTATCAGAATGCGAAGCACACAACACGATATGCCTTAAAAAAAGATGGCGACGGACTGACTCTGAAAGAGTTTCTGGCGTTGGCAAAGAAGTCCAGAATATCGGCAAAAACCCTTGCTTCCATCTCACTAGGTTCGGATAAGGGATTATTGTCCAACGGTCCACCTTGCTGCCAGCAATTAACGGAGTTTGGCGTTCCAGAAGGTGGTCGCAACATGACGCTCCTTAACATTGGCATCTACTACAAGAAGTGTGCGCCAAATGATTGGAAAGAACTCCTGGAAAAGCATAACAGGGAGCATTGCACTCCGCCGCTACCAGCTAGGGAAATTGTCGTAATACAGGAACAGTTAGAGAAAAAGGAATATGTCTACACTTGCAAACAGGAACCTTTGCATAGCCATTGCAACAAGTCTCTTTGTCGTAGCCGCAAGTTCGGAATTGGTTTTCATAACTCCCATCCAATTGTAGGTGGATTGACAGTAGTAGAGTCGGAACCCCCCGTATGGTTCGTTAACGTGGACGGGTCGAGGCTTGAGCTTTCAACCAAGCAATTGCAGATGCAGGTTGAGTTTCAAAGGGCTTGCATGGAACAGATGTACAAGATGCCGGCCAAGATGAAGGAAGGGGATTGGCGCGACCTCATAGATACGCTTCTGGAGAATGCGACCCGCATTTCTGTTCCAGAAGAGTTGACCCAAAAAGGATTGTTTGTGGAGTTGGTGGAGTCGTTTTGTACGTCTCGTATCGCGGCGCATAGTCCAGAGGAACTTCTGACGGGTAAGCCTTGGACAGAAGAGGGTCTCACGTATTTCAAACTGAGCGCCTTGCAAGAATTCCTGAAGCGTAACAATTTCACCCTCTACACGAGGGGTCAGATCACTGAGCGTCTGAAAGAAATTAATGGAGGTGTAGAGGCCGATAAGACGTATCGGTTTAAGGACAACCGGGACCGATGGAAATCTGTTCGCGTATGGTACGTGCCAGAGATGAACCGTGGAGAAGTGGACCTCCCAGAGGTCACCTTCGAGCCAGAGGATGCTCCGTTTTGATAAAAGACGATTGGCTAGATTGTCCTTGGTGTGGGCAAGTAACGCGAATTACCCGTAAGGGTAATAAAGAGTTTTGCAAGGCTTGCGAAAGAGAGGTTAAAGAGGATGGAATGCGAAACAATATTGGGTCCGCCAGGGACAGGAAAGACACAGACAAATTCTAATCGTATCCGTAACTGCGTAGAAGACGGCATAGATCCTGACAGAATCGCCTGTGTTTCATTTACACGTAAAGCTGCGAGAGAAAGTCGGGAGCGGGTAGAACGAGATTGGGGTATTGACGAGAAGGATCTGCCCTTTTTCCAGACACTTCATTCCATGGCTTACAGGGCTGGGGGCTATCGTCCAGATGATGTTATGGGACCAGTAGATTTAAAGACCATAGGGGATGCTACGGGAATTAGTTTCGGATCCAAGAATTCGGATATTGAAACGGATTTCGATACCTTGGGCATTTCCAAGGGTGATAATTACATGAATCTCTACCACTTGGCCCGGAGCAAGAAAATTCCTCTGGAAGAGATGTATCGATTGAAGGGAGATTACAGAATCGACTTCGCAGAACTAAGTCGATTGGTGAAGGCTTATGAAAATTATAAGAACATCTACAGAAAAATCGATTTTACGGACATGATTGAGAATTTTATTTTGGCGGATGTCTGTCCTGATATTGAAGCCTTGTTTGTGGATGAAGCTCAAGACCTTTCAACCCTTCAATGGTCCATGGTCGATGTACTGCGGAAGAATCCTCGCATACAGGTCTTCACGGGTGATGACGATCAGGCCATCATGAACTTTCAAGGAGCTGACGTTCAGGCTTTCCTGAATGCAACAGAAAAGAAGACAGTACTGAATCAGTCCTATCGTGTACCAGGGTCCGTGTGGGAACAGGCACAGTCCATTGTCAACCGGATCGATAACCGGGCGCCCAAAGATTGGTACCCAAAGAAAGATGAAGGGGATGTACGTTATCATCAGAACCTTTGGGATATTCCACTTCATGAAGGGGAGTGGTGTCTGATGGCTCGAACCAACAGGATTGCATCTTACTATGCTTCTGAGTTGCGTAATGAGGGATGGGTCTATAGCCGAAAGGGTCACCCCAGCATTCCTCTAAAAACATATGAAGCCATTATGGATTGGGAATCCTGGTGTAAAGGAAATCCCCTCGTTCCTACAAAGATCAGGAATATCTATACTTTCATGAAGGTTGGGGAAGGATTCATGAAGGGCTTTGGTCCAAGGTCAAAGAACCTTCTGAACATGGACGAAGAAGAGTCCTACACAATAGAATACGCCAAGAATCATTTGGGTTTGCAGGCTCATGAATCCATGAGATGGCACAGGTCGTTAGGGAAGATTGACCTGGATACGAAAAACTATATCCTTAACGCGTTAAAGAGAGGAGATAACGTAAGGAACCCCCGTATCAAAATCAGCACCATACATTCCATGAAGGGGGGAGAGGCGGACAATGTAATTGTTGTTCCTGATCTCTCCTATGCCGCCTATCGGGAATACAACATAAATCCCTCTACGGAGCACAGGGTGTTTTATGTAGCTGTTACCAGAGCAAAGAATGCTCTTCATATTCTTCATCCTCAAACTGATATATATTACAGCCTATGAAACCGGATGAAATCTTAACGGAAGCTGCTTCCCTTATTTCTGGTCAAAGGGCGCAACAGCATGGTGATTACGTGAAACAGCATAAAAGAGTAGCTGACCTTTGGAGTACGTATTTAGGGACGACTGTATACGCGTCGGATGTCGCATTCTGCATGGTTCTTCTGAAAGTTGCACGGAATGAGATTGGTGATCCTAATCCAGACGATGGTATAGACGCTTCAGCGTATACCGCACTATGGGCAGCATTGTCGCAGCAAGATGCGTGAGGATTTATTCGATGAAAAAGTCTGGGCGCCACCAGACTATCTACCTGATCTATCAAGCGAGAAAATTATCGCAGTAGATGTAGAGACTAAGGATCCTCACTTACGAGACTTGGGGCCAGGTTGGACACGAAACGATGGAAATCTAATCGGGATAGCTGTGGCCGCTCCTGATTGGAGTGCCTATCTTCCCATTGCTCATCAAGGTGGCGGCAATATGGCGAAGAATGTTGTCCTGACCTGGCTCCAGGACCAACTTGATCATGGCATGTCTGTGGTGTTCCATAACGCCCAATACGATTTGGGGTGGCTGTTATCAGAAGGAATCGAGGTAAAGGGGACTATTCTCGACACCATGGCGGCGGCCCCTCTTCTGGACGAAAACAGATTCAGCTATTCACTCAACGCCTTGGCTTCGACGTACCTGGGCGAGAAGAAAAAAGAAGAAGACTTGAAACGGGCCGCAGATCAGCATGGCGTAAATGCCAAGGCAGAGATGTGGAAGCTTCCTGCTGAAAGAGTTGCCTTTTATGCAGAGGGAGATGCAGATCTAACCTTAAAACTCTGGAAGGTTCTTCATGAGAAGCTGATAGAGGACAATTGCGAGAAGATACTGGAGATGGAACTATCGTTGCTTCCTCTTGTATTCGAGATGAGGAAAAGGGGGGTTAAGGTAGACTTGGATAGGGCAGAGAAAACCAAACTGTATCTCCGATCACGAGAGAAGGAGATTTTGAAAAATCTTCATAACGATACCGGAGTCCATATAGAACCCTGGAACGCTAAAAGTCTGGCGAAGGCTTTTGATAGTATCGGACTTTCATACCAAAGAACGGAGAAGTCAGGCGCCCCCAGTTTTACGAAGCATTTCCTGAAGACCCACGAACATCCGGTGGCCAAGGATATCCTGGAAGTCAGGGAATACAACAAGGCCAATACCACCTTCGTGGATACAATCCTTAATCATCAGCACAAGGGACGTATCCATTGCCAGTTTAACCAGTTGCGTTCCGATGAAGGTGGCACGGTGTCAGGGCGCTTCTCATCGAGCCATCCCAATCTACAGCAGGTTCCTTCAAGGCATCCAGAAATCAAGGGTCTGATCCGGGGTCTCTTTCTGCCTGAAGAGGGGTGTCGATGGGGAAGCTTTGATTACAGTTCACAGGAACCCAGATGGTTGATGCACTATGCCTCTCTAGCCCCCTCAACAAGGGAGAGCGACAAGGTAAAAGAAATCGTAAAGCAATATCAGGAATCTGACGTGGACTTCCACCAGATCATGGCCGACATTGCCGGCGTAGATCGATACCAAGCCAAGACTATTAATTTAGGAACCATGTACGGAATGGGTATCGGCAAGCTGGCGCAGACCTTGGGAGACATTCCGTTTGAAGAAGCAAAGGAAATACGACGAGAATACGACGAGAAAGTTCCCTTTATTCGGGCGTTAGCTTCTTCTGTTATGGATGCAGCATCAAAAAGACGCGAAGTCAGGACTCTTTTGGGACGAAAATGCCGGTTTCCCATGAGGGAACCCAGAGGCTTTTCCAAAGAGGCCAAAACTATTATTCATGCGGAGAAACTTGAAGAGCAGTGGCAAGAGATATTAAGCATTCCCGTGGAAGAGAGAGACCAGAATTGGTCCCGCAGTAATCCAGCCACTTACCAAGTTGCGTTTGTGTACAAGGCCCTCAATCGTTTGATCCAAGCGTCCGCGGCGGATCAGACCAAGAAGGCAATGCAGGACTGCATAGACCATGGTCATTGGCCCATGCTTACTGTTCATGACGAACTGTGCTTTTCGATAGAGAGCGACGATCAGGTGACCGAGATCAAGGGACTGATGGAGAATTGCGTCCCGGACATGAAGATACCGTCCAGGATAGACGTAGGTCTGGGAGACAATTGGGGATCGGCTAAATAGCTCTCCTGAACATTCTTCGAAGGACTTCCCCTCGCCCTCCTATGCCGCCCATCATCGGACGGGGGTTAACCATACCGCCAGTGTTATAACGGCCGTACTCTTCAGAATCTGAACCAGGAGCGAAAGGATCCGGCGCTTCGGGTTCTTGGCCGTTCTGGGGCGGATCATTACGCGGAGGCATAACCCCCCACTGATTAAAGTGGTCAAACCGTGCTTGTTGTATAGCCTTCCTTTCCGGCGTCATCGGTACTTCCGTGAGCGTACCAGCGGCGACCCTGGCCTTCACCTGGTCGTGTAGTGATGGTGGTAAACCGTGCTTGGCCCGTATCCGGGCAGCTTCCGCATCCAGTTCGGCCCCCACCCCCGCAGCATTAACCGGCGCAGTCGCTGATTCCAGCGCTAATTCCGCCTGAGTTAGCGGGAGTACAGCAGTCCCCATTGCATTTTCAGGGGGTGATGGGATATTAATTATACTGGGGTTTCCAAATCCCTTATTTTTGCTGATGAAGTCGGTTACCTCTGGATCAAGTTGTCTAAAAGCCTCCTCCTTAGTAAGCTCATAACTACCTGAATCTAGCTCACTTTTTCTTTGCAGATAATCAAATTCAGTAGCATTTGGATTAGATTGTCCCCAAGTAGGCCCACCTAAAACTGTAGTGTGTTGAAGTTTCTCCGCTGGAGTTATCGGTGATCCAGAAAGTCCTTTTATTTCCTCCGATGTACCCATATCAGATCCCCCTGTTTCAATGAATCTAGTTGTTTTTGGGTCTATGTCTCTTGGGCGCCACAGTTGCTCTGGAATATCGGCCAGGGGGGTTCCCATACGTTTGATTTTTGCGGCATCGCCCCTCATTTGTTTTATTAGTTCTAGTACGCGTGGGTCAGGGGTTAATGATGATATAGCAGAAGGAGTAACGGCACTCGGTGTTGGGGGGCTAACGATTCCTGGATCTAGGGAACCTCTTCCCGTCAGTTTCCTTCCCGCAGTTACTAGAAGTTTTTCCGCTGGAGTTGTGTCATATGCTACCCCCGACCGAAATGCTTCAGGGTTAGCTGCCTTCCATTTGTCGCTCAAATATTCCACGTTTGGCTCAAGCAAACTTAAATTCCATTCGTTTAGTTTATCTCTATCAGAACCGAAGAATTTTCCGGCTAATGCTTGCCACGGAGAAAGAGAGCTAATACCAATAAATTTCTTTAGTTTATCTTGCGCTGCTACTTTCTCTGCGTAGTAATCCACTATTTCCTGTTTCATACTCTCAGTCATTTGATTTTTTGGTGTACCAAAGTGCGGAGGTTCGTCCGGGTCGTAGCCACCTGATACATCGGGGTCTCTACCAGGCTCTTCATATGAATAGGGTGGTGGCAACCATTTAGGAGGTAATGACGCAATGCCGCTCGGTGTATATGGGAGCGTCTGGTTCCGCCAAGCGGCCGCTTGTGTCCAGAAATTGGGATCAGGAACAGGCATTTCTAATTTCCTCTCGGCAATAATCACTGTCGGCTATGCATTTGCAGTCAGCACACTGGTAACGTCCGTAAACCACGAAGACCTTTGGTTTATCGCAGCCACACTTAGGACAGGGGGGACCATTTCCGTCCGTCGAAGCGTCTTGGTTCTTTTCTGTTTCCTGATTCAACATAGCTACAATGCACCCAT